GCACACTTCGCCTTGACGTTGGTGGTGTCGACGTTGAGTTGGAAGTTGACGGTCTTCGGCGGAATGTCGAACTCGTCGAAGAGGTCGACCAGCGTCGAGCCATCGGCATCCAGGATCACGCCCTTTAGAGCCCCCATGCGCAGGTGCTCCAGCGTGATCGCGTGCTTGTTGCGCATCGTCTCCAGATGCCGGGCCATGACCCCGGCGATCGTCTCGACCTCGGACTCGCTGCCGAAGGCGCGCACGCCCTGGACCTCCTCGGGCAGCACCACGTCGTCGTGCGGGATGTGCGGCACGATGAACGAGCGCAGCGTGCGCTTGCCGCGCCGCCCGACCGTGCCGGGAGAACCCGGCGGCAGCGTCGGCAGGAGGTTCAGCACGCCGTTGCGCTCCTCGACGATGATCTGGCGTTGGCGCACCGGCTTGACCGGGAAGAGGTTCAGCGCTTCGAGGCGCCCGTAGCGGTTCGGCAGCAGGTTGATCGCCGCGGTCAGGGCGGCCATCGAGAAGGCCGGCGTATGGAAAGGGTTGTTCATCGGCATGGGAGTTTCCTTTAGACGGAGGCGCGAGCCAGGATCCCCAGGCTCGTCAGGGTGGCCAGGGCGGCGCTCTTCTCCGCGCCGGTGATGCCGACCGGCCACCCGAGGGCGGTGTCGGCGACGATGGCGTGACGGGCGACGATCAGCCCGTCGTGACGATCGGCGAGACTCGCATCGATCGGATCGAGCAGGACCCCAGCCGGCGATTGGCTGCCATCGGTCGCCGAGGGGTCGAAGCGCTTGATCTTGCCGGTGGCGGTCACGCGACCGACCACGGCACCGAGGCCGAGCGTCTGGCCGGAGGCGACGGTGACGCGATCGCGCGAGTAGAGGTTGGGCGCCTCGTACTTGAGGAGATCGCCGAGGTTGTTGGCTTCGGTGAGTGCGGGCATGGTTCAGTCCTTTCCGGTGAGTTTCTTGACCGCCTGGATGAGCGGGTTATGAGCGGGGGAGTCGAGGGAGGTGGCGGGCGCCGGGGCGTCGGGGTGGATCATCGAGTCGATCTCGGGGCTCTCAGCGCGGGCCGCCAGCAAGGCGCGGCGGACGTCCGAGGCGCTGGCTCCCTGCGCGAGGAAGGCCACGGTGCGCTGCGGATAACCTGCCAATTGGCACAGTTCGGCGATCGCCAGGGCGTCCGCGCGGGTGGCGTCGATCGCCGACTGGACGGGATCGTCTTCGGCCGATGGCAGCGCGTCGGGTGGCGTGGCCGGTTCGGCAGGGGTTGCCGGATCTGGCGTGACGCTGGGGGTGACGTCGGGGGTGCTGCGGTCGGTCATGAGTGAAATCTCCTGGGAGGGGATGGAAGAGGCAAGGAGCGAGCGGCTCGCCGTCGGGGAGAACCCTGACGGACGACGGGTGGCGAGAAAGGCACTGAAGTCGGTCACGGCATCGTCGAAGCTGCCTTGGGCATCGGCGAGACCGGCGGTCAGCGCTTCAGGACCGAAGTACAGCCCCGCCTGGGTGGAGCGCACGAAGCGCGGTTCGATGGTTCGCATCGTTGCGACGTGATCGATGAAGATCCCGTACAGCCGGTCCACTTCGACTTGCAGGCGGCCATGCGCGGCCGGGTCGAGCGGTTCGTGCGGCGAGAAATCGTTCTTCTGTTCGCCGGCGGTGATCGCCGTGTAGCGGTAGCCCTGCTGGGCATCGCGCGCCGACTGGTCGACATGCAGCGCGATGACACCGATCGAGCCCACGCCCCCGGTCTGGGTGACGTAGACCCGGGAGGCGGCCGAGGCGAGGACATAGGCCGCCGAGAACGCCGAGTCGGCGGCGATCGCCCACACCGGTTTGACGGCATCCGCGGCGCGAATCCGTTGGGCGAGTTCGAAGACGCCACCGGCTTCGCCGCCCGGGGAATCGACGTCGAGCAGGATGCCGTTGACTGCCGGGTCGGCGAGCGCCGCCTCGAGCAGCGCGGCAATCTCGCCATAGGACGTGAGGCCGGAGGCGGCATCCAGACCCAGCGCGCGACGCACCAGGGTGCCGTAGACCGGGATCACGGCAAGGCCGGGGGGCGCGTCGGGCAAGGTGCGCGGCGGCGGGATCGCCAGCGCGGTCTGCGGTTCGGGCCAGCCGATCCGGTCGCCCAGGACGGCGAGCAAGATGTCGAGCTTGGCCCGGGCGAGCAGAAGCGGCGTCCCGTACAGACGGGATGCCAGGTGCGGGAGAGGCATGTCAGTTTCCTTGCGGAGAGGTGTCGGAAGACGGAGCAACCGGTGCCGGCGTCGGCAGTTCATGCCGCGGGTCGGAATCGAAGACCAACCCCAGCGCATCGGCGCGGGCGTTGTCGGCGGCGATCTCGCGATCCACGTCCTCGGCGTCGTAGCCGTTGGCCGAGATCGCTTCCGAACGGGACATCAGCCCCGAGCGGATCGCCGCCTTCATCGCGTCGGCTTCCTTCAGCGGATCGACCCACTGCCAGCCCTGCGGGATCCACTTGACGGCTTGATACGCGCGGCGTTTGGCTTCGCCGCCGCGGGCGTAGTCGGGTAGCGTGAGCGCGCCTTCGAGCACCGCCTGCGTCATCCACGCCTGCCAGATCGGCCGGCAGAGTTGATGGACGATCACGCCGTGCTGCAGGGCCTCGACGCGGCGGCGGAACTCCAGCAAGCCGGCGCGGATCGACGAGTAATTGACCTGCGTGAGATCCCCGGTCAGTTGCTCGTAGGTGACGCCCATCGCCGCGGCTACCGCCCGGAACTGCATGCGCAGGAACTCCGAGTACGACCCGCCGACATCGGCTGGCTGCGAGAACTTGATGTCTTCGCCGGGTTCGAGGATCTGCATCGTGCCGGGTTCGAGCCCGGCGAGCGCGACACCGTTGCCGTCGGCCGGTCCCTCGCCGAGCAGGTTGTCCTCAGGCGCCAGGCAGGTGACGAAGCCGGCGAACATCGCGGCGGTCTTCTTGCGTACCAGTTCGGCATCATCGTACTGGTCCAACTCGTTCAGTTTGACGAGAGCACGCGCCAGCCACGGCTCGCCGCGGATCTGGCCCGGGCGCAGCGGCCGGAAGAGGTGCAGGATCTCGGCGGCATCGATGCGCACGGTCGCGAGACCGCCCTCGCCGGACATCGGCGCCAGCGTCCCGTCCTCGGGGTGCGAGCGGTAGAGGTGATAGGCGACGCGCCGCCCGAGCCGGTCGAACTCGATGCCGGCGCGGATGAGATTCCCGTTCGCCGCCTTGCTGTTGAGCGTCACCGGTAGATGCTCGGCTTCGAGCACCTGGATCTGCATCGCTACCGGCAGGCCGTCTTCGGCACGCCGGTAGCGCAGACGCACCAGCGCCTCGCCACCTTCGAGCATCGCCCGGCAGGCCAGCGCCTGCAGACCGTAGAAATCGGTCAGGCCAGCCGCGTCGGCGGTCACCGTCCAGTCGCGCCAGAGCGCCTGCAGGGTTTCGCGGAGCGTCGCATCGAGAACCATCGATTGCGGCTTGATGCCGGTGCCGATGGCGTTCGCCACATACGACTCCAACGCCGCGTTGGCCCAGGCATTGCGCCGCACCAGGTCGCGGCTCTTGGCACGCAGTTCATTCTGGGTGGTGAGCAAGGCGGCCACGGCGCCGGGATTGCCGACTGACCAGGCGAGGGCGCGACGACCGCCGCCGACGCCGTCATAGATTGGCGCGCCGCCGAAGAGTCTCCGGCGCAGCGTTCGCAACCACGCCATCACGTTCCCTTGGCGGTGGTGACCCGGATTTGCCGGGGAGCGCGGACGTCGGTCTGTTCGAAGAGGTCGCGCTCGACCTCGCGAATCGCCTCGCGCAATTCCTCGATCGAGCGATATTCGACGGTCTTGTCCCCGAAGGTGACGCGCTTCTCGCCTTTGGCCAGGGCGTCCTGGAGGGCGTTGAGTTGTTCGGTGGTATAGGCCATGTCGGTCCAGTAGATGTCGATTACGCGAGCCAGCGGCTGCGAATGACGCGCCGGCCGGTTCTCGGGGTTCCAAAAACAGCGAGGCCACCGCGTCGGGTGGCCTCGGGATTCGGGGTCGGCAAAATCGTCAGGGGCTCGTCGGGCGGTGGCGCCAGCCCCAACTGCCGTTCGAGTTCACGCCAGTGGCGTTCCTCGAAGCGGTCGAGACCGGCGGCCGCGGCGGCGGCGCGCGCGTAAACCAGGGCATCCAAACCCTCGTTCCTCTCGCGCATCTTCTGCCACTCGCGAATCGCAAAGCCCCTGCGGTCGCGACGGGTCACCAGTTGCTCGGCGCACAGTTGCTGGAGGTACTCGGCGTCGATCTTCGGCAGATGGACGTAGCCGGCCGGGTAGCGCACGCTGGTCCCGTCTTCGGCAACCTCGGGCGTCTTCTTCAGGTTGTTGTACAGCTCCAGCTTGGCGATGCCGCCAACGACGGAGAACAGCTTGATGCCCCGGCGCAGCCGCTTGCCACCCAGCGACACTTCCACCGCCGTCGGCGTGCCGATCAGCGCGGCGCCGCGCGCGACCCCCTTGACGGCCATCAGCCGCGGATCCCGGCAGGCGCGGACGAAGGCATAGGCTTCCTGCGTGGCGAAGCCGGTATCGAGCGCAAACCGGGCGAGTGGCACCTGCGCGCCCGAGGCGTGTGTCCAGGTTTCCGCGATCAGTTCGCCCAGGCGCTTCCACACGGCGTCGCGGGCGGTGTCGCCCATCAACACGCGGTGCTCGATGAGCCAGGACTCCTTGCCGCGGCCAAAGGCCCAGATCGAGGCTTCGATGCGATCCTTCTGCACGTCGGCGCCACCGACCAGCAGCAGACCGCCGGCAGGAATGCGGCCCATCGGATAGTCCTCGCGGCGCTCGACCAGCCGTTGCCAGTCGGGCGCTTCGCCTTCCTCGACCCAGGTCTCGCCGAGTTCGGTGTTCTTGAAGGTCTTGATCGCTGCCGAGGAACCGGATTCCTTGCTCACCGCGCTCTCCCAGGCGGCGGCGATCTCCCGCCAGCCGCGCCAGCCAATCGGGCTGTACAGACTGGAGAGGTGAAAGCCGGCGGTCTTGCCGTTTCCGGGCGCCGTCGGCCGCCACTCGCCGTACTCCAGCATCGCCGTCTTGTGATGCTCGGCGATCGGTTGTTCGCAGGACTCGCAGACGTACGCCGCGGTCTCGGGACGCCCCTTCTCCCAGCGCAGCTGCTCGAAGCGCAGCCACTGCCAGTGATCGCAATGCGGGCACGGCAGGAAGTAGCGACGCTGGTCGCTGGCTTCGTACTCCCGTTCGATGGCACTGGCGCCGGCGATCGTCGGCGTCGAGACGATGAAGATCTTCCGGCGCGCAAAGGTGCGGGTGCGCGCCTCGGCGAGCGAGATCGCGTCACCCTCGCCATCGACATCGCTCGGGTAGCCATCGACCTCATCGAGAAACAGGTAACGAACCGGCATCGAGCGCAGTCCCACTGCGCTGTTCGCACCGGTCATCACCAGTACGCCACCGCGGAATTCCTTCGCCAGGATCGTGTTGCCGGCATCCCGACTGCGGGCTGGCGCGATCAATTCGGCCAGTACGGGTGACTCCTCGATCAGCGGGTCGATACGCTGCTTCGAGTTGCGCTTCGCCATGTCCACGGTCGGGGACACGGCCATCATCGGACCGGGGGCGTGGTGGATGACGTAGCCGATCCAGTTGTTGCCCATCTCGGTGTTGTGGGTCGGGATCCCGCCGCGACCGCACAGGTACAAGTGACTCGGTGAATCGACCGCGATGCAGCGCACCGGAACCGAATCGACCGGGCGGATGGCGGTGATCGCGCGCTTCTCGCCTTCGCCGGGACGACCATTCGCACCCGGGACACGGGCGACCACCGAGAACCGCCAACCTTGGTCCTTGGCGAGTCGTTCGCGACCAACCATTTCTGCCGTCGTCAGGGTGCTCGCCTGCAGGCCAGCATCGCTGTCCTCGAAGATCGGCCAACGGTGCGAGGCGTTACTGACGATCGTCTCGCCATCTGCGAATTCGATCTCGAAGCACTCCCGATCCAGCAGCACCGGCGAGACCCCGGTAACGCGACACGACTGGCCATCCTCGGAGAACACGAAGTCACCGGGCACCAGGTCGCCCATCGTCGTCCAGCCAGTCGGCGTCGGGACGGGCGTCGTCAGCGCGAGCGGTGCCCCCAGCTGCGCACCCTTCATGAACACGATCCGTTCGACAGGAGATGTCGGCGACAGACAGTCCATGATCGCCTTCAGGTACGGCGTGCGGCTGGTGCGCCAGCGGCCCGGTTCGGCCGAAGCCTTGCTCGACAGCATCCGGTGGCGGTCCGCCCACTCGGAAACGGTGAGTAGCGGGTCGGGCATCAAGCCTTCGCCCCAGGCGCGTTCGATGTCCAGCGCGCCGTCGTAGTCGAAGTCAGCCATCAATCCACCCGCGGGCGCACCTCGCCCAGTTCCTGCAAGTGTTCCCGCACGGCGGCTTCCAGCGCGACGTGCAGGGTGTGGGCATCGACGCCGAGTTGCGACGCCAGTTGCGCGGAAACTCGTGCCGGCCAGTTGAGCCAGGCATCGCGTTCGGAACGGGCCAGCTTGAAGACCTGGGCGATGGCCTGCGAGCGGTCGACCAGATCGCCCTTGAGTTGAGCCAGGCGCACCTTGTTGGTCTGGGCCTTGACCACCTCGTTGACCGTGCGCGCCTGGAGCAGGGACGTCCCGCCGGTGTTGAACGCCGGGGCCGCCGGTTCGCTGGCAGATTCCTTCACGGCGACCGTCTCAGCGCGCCGCGCGGTGCCCTCACGGGGCGAGTCGGAGTTCTTCGCCCAATCCCGGTCGGCACGCTGCGGGTCAATGGTGCCGTCGGCCTCCGGCGTGATCCGGCCCGTGCGGATGGCCTTGTGCACGGCGGTGTCGGAGACGCCGCGGTGCCGGGCATAAGCGCGAATCGACAGCCCCATGATCGTCCTCAAGCATTGCCGCGCTTCTCCATCAAATAACGCTTGGCTTCGATTTCGAACAGCGCGTTCATGTGTTCGTCATCAACCACCACGCGAAGGAGAAACACCATGGCACACCAGATCGACTTCACCACCGGCCA